TGTGTCCAAATTCACTCTGTGTTTCTCCAAAGGAAAAATGTGATCAAATTTTTTGTCCACGAACAGTGCTCTCACAAATGCATCTCTATCAGAACAGCCTAATATGCTCTTGCCCTGTGTGAACTCGTGTTGTGCAATCATATCAAACACTGCGAACTTGGCATCGGATGCCTCCACATTTTCTTTCCTGTGGACCTGTTTCATCAGGCTTTGGAAACTCTTGCTGACCATCTCGCCGTCCAGTATGTATGGCACTTCGAAGCCTGGCAGTATTTTTTCTCTGATCTCATCTTCAACGTGACCAAAATTGTGCAACTGTTTGCCATTCCTTGTGTACATTGCCACAGTGCCGTTGTCAGGATCGAAGAATGCCAACACTCTCACACCATCCAACTTGTAGTCGATGAACTTCTCACCGTGCATCTTGTTGGCGTGGTTGGCAGAATCGTGTGCCAACATCACATTGAATGTTGGAACCATATACTTGGGCAATTTTAATTTCTTGGCAATGTTGTTGATGGTCTTCTCACTCACTCCGCATTTGAGATCCTTGATCAGGATCCTACGATACCAGTCGTTCCATTCTTCCATTGTGGCCCGTTGCATACGTTCAGCAACAAGATCTCTGGCCGCATTGCCAGTCACTGATCTATGGTTTAATTTGTGTTGAAGATCCCAAAATGATTCACGATCAAGTCCGGGACCATCTTGTTTGATGGTGTCAACTTTTTGAATGTTGAACACATATAATTTGTCTAATGCAATTTTTAGACCCTCAAAGAATTCATCATTGCCTGCCAACATTTCACGGGCAATAACACCTTCCTTGAACAGTCGTGAGTTGTCAGATTCTAATTCTTGTATTATTTTGTATGGCTTCATCATACACTTATTATATAATATTTGGAAAAAGTGTCAATCGGGGGTGAAAACCCCCGATTTTATTAGGTTTTTTAGAATGATACAGAAACACCCATTGCTGGAGTTGTTTCTTCTGTGTCTAGATTGTAGTTTGCTTCTACATACCAATCAAGATCTTTCCAACTTGATTTGTAGCCTGCACCCACGTTCTTTGACCAATCACCTTCATCACCGTCTACATAAGCAGTCATTTTGCCTACGTTGATCTGTGATTCGTATGCGACTTCGTTTGCTAGTGAAGAATCGTGTGTAACAAGATTTGTCACAGTCATACCTTCAGCAACGTCAAATGCAACAGAACCTGCGTAAATGTTGTCACCTGTGTCAATTGTGTGATCAACTGAACCACCTAGTGTGAATTTACTTGCAGTTGTTGTGTAAGTTGCTTGGATAGTGTCGAAATCTGTTACGTCTGTACCAGTATCAGTGAATTTTGCTCTTGCAGAAAAGTTTCCTACTGTTCCTATAATGCTTTCGCCTGCATCACTTGGGTTCGCGATTGTGTTATTACCCACGTTTTCTAAACCTCCACTTAGAAAGATGTCTCCTTGCTTACCATAAGACACTGATGAAGTATCTGTTAGGTTAGCCCCTAATGAGTACTTGTCAAGAATGACTTTGTCATTAGCATCTGTCTTTATAGCAATTGAACCAAATGCAACACCTGAGTCACCTTCGATTCCCATTTCGATGCTTTTAGTCGCAATGTAGTCATTACTTGTATTTTCTGACACATCTACAGATACCTTACCTGTAATGCCAGCAGAATGAGCCGTTGTTGCAAAACCTAAAGCCATCATTAATGCTATTAGTTTTTTCATTTATTTCTCCTATGTTTATTAATAAACGTATGCCACAATATCTTTGTATTGAGAAAGGGCATACCGCTTTATATAGTGTTGATATGCTCTTATTAAAGTAGTTGTGAACTAGAATTTGTGGATAAATTAGTATCCATTTGGTATTATCACATAGTGTATGGCAAGTACCACTCCAACTGATGCGCCTAAGCCAATCATCATTGTTACATCTTTATTTAAAAAATATCGTTTAAAGTTTTGTTACAAAAAGATTAAATTTTAGTGTATGCTCACCGTCTTGCAGTGATCTTTTTTGCGGAATCCCAGTTGTGACAGTGTGTCCTGATCACCAAAACAACACAGATAGGCACTGTCCTCGCAGTCTCTGGTGGTGTCATACACTCCGTCACTCACTATACAGGTATTGGTACTCTTATCTCTGTAACAAAAAGCGTGACCTTTGAGATGATTATCCCAGTAAATGAATACATCTTTTTTCCTAGGCATGATAAAAATATTTATAAGTATCTACAATGTCCCAAAGGATTTTCCATCAAAAAAAGATCAACAAAGTTCTTATTGCCTGTCCTTTTTGGAGATGCGGATCCACACTGTTGGCACAGGCGGTCGCTGATCACTACGGAATACCAAACCATGATGAAATACTGTATGATCCCAATACAGACCCCACTTATGAAAAGACTGACCCTAATCATGGTCAAGCTATGAACTTGGATAATATAAAAGATTTTATTAGCGGTGAATACAGGTCGTCCAGTGGTCGTGTGCACCATCACATCACAGAACACATCTCCGATGACTACGAAGGCTTTGATTGGAAGAAACATCTAAAAGATCCTTCCAGCAAATGGGTGATCAAAGTCCACGCTGACCAGTTCTTACACTTGTCAAATTTAATCGATGACTCTGCACTCCATGAAATGTTTGCACAACCAGACTTTGCACTGATCTTATTGCACAGGGAAGGCGTGGTGCCGGCATTGCTGTCATCTCTGGAGGCAATGTTGACTGGGATATCGCACGAGGCTAGAGATGAATTGCACCCCAGATTCCAATATGTTGAAGAGACCAAAAAATCTTATCTGAATCACCGACCTGACACCATTGACAGAACCGTGGAGGGAATTGTGAGTATGTACAATGATTTAATGGTGCCTAGTATCGATCACTGCAATCAATGGATGAATACACACCACAGGCACTTTAATAAAACCTATGAAATCACTTATGAAGCATTTCAAAACGTACCACAACTATCATCTCGGTTACGTCCCTATCACAAGTCAGAAAACTACCAAGCGGTGTTTGAAGAGGTGGACAACTTGTTACATATCCCAAGAGAACTACTTTATTTCCACCAGAGATTTATTTTACGATAATCATCTTTCTTTGTCTATATAGAAATAATCGTTGCTGTCGCCAAACGTGGTGTCTGATTCAGTTTCACAGAAAAATTCTTTGGTGCTGACTTGGAAATCTGGAGTTTTGAGTTTAGAAGCAGTCAATGACTGTTCATACCACAACATTCTATTGTTTGGTTGTGCGAAAAATTGTCCATTTGCCAATTTGCCAAAGTTGTGTTGTTTGTGCTCACTGGGTACCTCGGAGACTCCAGTGTTGACCGAGTTGGGGTCGCCGTGGCAAGCATCTATGGTGAATAGATACTGTCCCTGCATCCTACCTCCGCCCTTCAGCATTATCTCTACATCACAGTTGCTGAGCATAGATTTTGTCCAAACCTGTATGTTGTTGCTGAAACTATCCCAGAGTTCTAACGTGCCTAGTGGCAATTGATCTTCCTCTTTGATCTCAGTGTGCCAAACGAACGCTGATATTGGAAATTTGTCAAAGCAGGCACCGTATTCTGGAAGATATGCCTCGAACATCAATGCTCTACCCTGCACTGATTTCACAGCAATCATCACTGCTTCAACGAACTCGCCGTGGCCTCTTTCAAGGTCGTGCAAATATTCTTTACGAACCCAACATTTTGTATAGGGAATGTTTGCAACAAAATTCATTTCCGCTCCTTAGGTTACGGTATTTACCTATGCAAAGTTTTTAGCGAAGGTTTCTATTTTGGTTTCTTTGTAGTTGGAAAAATTTTTAAAATCTTTGACCGGATAGGTTTGCTTGGCTATCACTCTGATAAATTCCACTGTTGGATATGAAGTAAAAAGTTTGAGATAGTCTGGAGTGTACACGTTGAAAGATTCATCGTCTTCCCAGGCCTTCTTGTAGTTACTAGTATTTTTATACACATTATTAATCAATCCGTTGGGTGTTCCAAGGTCGTGTCCAACCAGGTAGATCTGTCTCGCACCCTGTTTTATCGCAATGTGACAGGCCGCCACTCCAGCACATAATCTGACGTTCGTGGTAAACAATTTAAAGTTTTTGTTTGTTTTGGCTATGTCACTGTACGGAGTATAGACAGGCCATTGTTTGATGTAATCACTTTTTGCTATTTCCTGAGCCATTGTAGAGTCCACTGTGACCAATACATCTGGTCTAAAATCTCTATAAATGGCATTACATCCGTAGATGAATCCGTGTTTGGTCAATGATGCAATGTTTATCTTGCTTCTGCTTTCCCCGTTGCCTAGTACAAAAATCCTCATATTGTTTTTAAAAATATATCTAAATTATCTAACTTTTCTTCACAATGATCAATGAAATTTTGGAAATTTTTGATAGGTTCTCTGAAAAAGTTTTCATTGGTATTCCAAATATCCGGAGTGTCAAACTTGGCAGGACCAATCCAAACGAAACAACACTTTTTATATGTTTGGAATAGTTTGTGTAATTGATGATGCCAGTATCTTGCATCAACCGGTTTGGCATTTTCATCACTATAATTTTGTGTACCTTTGTAGACATTGTTCACAGTTTTTTGATCTCTTTGTGTCATATCAAATCCTATCAAAAATATGAGATTAGCTCTCTGACCCAACCATCCAGCACGTGATGACTGGCAAGCCACATTGATTGCGTGAGGACCTGAATTCCAATGCATTGGATCATCTTCACGTTTTTCACCTTTGTACGGCAAAGAAGGATAGGCAGTACATCCTGTGTTTGTTGCCCATTCTTTTCTAGTATAGATAGGATTGTGATAATGTTTTTTTGCTTCTGTAACCATCCGTTGATCACAACAACTTAGGAGGTCACAATTGAAATCTCTGTACAATGCATTACACCCAACAGTCAATCCGATAGGTTTCAATTCGGTGAGATCTAACTTTAATCTGCTTTCACCATTACCTATAACAAATGCTGGTCGAATCATAATATTAAAAGAAATATTTAAATGACAATGAAAATTCCGTGCCTGGTTGTGAATACCCGTGAGGTCTTTGATTGTCTGCGTTAAGTAAGTTAGTGACTGATCCGGTTAAAAGCATATCGTCTTTGAACAAATACTTAAATCCTGCGTCAATATTGTGTTGTGCATCTTGTGTGATCGTGGTGTAATTTGTTGAATGCGTATCTTTGTGTTTTCCATAATATTTGTAACCAGTCCATAATTGTAACTTATCAGTTACCATTTGTTCTACACCTATATTTCCTTGCCACCATGGCCTTCTCAATAATTGATTATTATCGGAGTCTTGGGCACTCACGTACATTAACCCAAGATTAATCTTTGTGTCATCTATGCTGTACTGGCTCGAAAAATCCCAACCATTGATGACAGTCTTGCCATCCGAGTCATTGTTATAGGTTGAATTTGCATAGGTGATCTGGTCGGTGATCTCGGTGATAAAAAATGTGCTTTTGCTTTTGAATTTAGAATAACTGTCTTCTACATCTGCTTTTAGTCCGATCTCATATGTAACAGATGTTTCTTCTTTGAGATTTGGATTGCCTGTGTATCCAAAATTATCTGCTCCGTATAATTCATACAGTGACGGAGATCTAAAGCCAGTGCTAGTACCTGCTATCATACTCAATTGATCAACAAGTTTGTAGTTTATACCCAAACGATACGTCATCGCAGAGTCGTGTAGTGAATGCCAATCGTTCCTTACTCCACCGTTCCATATTAATCGTTCTCCGATCCAATCAAAATTTAGAAAGGTTGCGTAAGTTTCTGCGGACTTGTCTACACTTGAGTTGTATGATCCCCTATTTGTGAAGTCTGCGGAATACATAGACACCTCAGAACCCAACACGAAATCTATTTCATTGATTGTTTTATTTGTTGATAGTCTTGCGTGATTAGTGCTTGAATTGTAGTCATCGAATTCACTGCCGTTGACATATTGTCTATCGTATGCATTATGGTCTAACACCCATTGTACTTCGTTGCCTTGATAGATTATTTGATACAATTGGAAATTTTGATCACTGGTATAATCTGTGTCGTCTACACCTGATCCGTCTAGATCAACTTCGGTGTTTCTGTTAATGACAGTTGTTTTAACAACACCTCCATTTACCCAATGTTCCGAGTCAAAGTTCACATAATTGTACTGATATCCATCGTCGTCGCCGTTTTTTACTACTGAATATCCGTCGGATTGATCTAATCCAAGTTTGATGGAATACAACCCTGCATCATTTGAAAATCCTTTTTGTAAACTTAATAATTTTGTATTGTTAGATCCAGTGCTTATTGTAAGTTCGTCGGACAGGCTTACGTCAGTGTTTATATTGACTGCTCCTCCAATAGCATTGTGACCAAAATATGCACTGTTCGAACCCTTGTACAAATCAATAGAAGTCGCATAGTTTACAGAATCAACTCCTGCATCAAACAGATGATTGGTGGTTGAATGATCTGTGATAGCTGAACCGTTGATCATAAACAGTGTGTGATTAGAATTGGTTCCTCTGGTAAACACAGATGTTGTTTGTCCTTTACCTCCTGATCTTACCACACTGAATGAACTGTTATTAGAAAGTAGATCTCCAATTATTACCGTGTTTGCGTCTCCTTGTGGATGAACTGTGTCCACATTCATTGACTGGAGGCTCATCCCCGAAGGATAAATTGAATAGATAGGTATGGTTATTTCAAGCGGCTCTGCGTAGGCCACTGAACCTGCTAGTAAACTCGATAAGATTATGTTTCTGATTTTCATTGATTGCCTTTTTGAACATTATACTAAACAAAACTGTGCTTGTCAATGTATTCACAAAAAATGGTATGGCCATTATATAACAAGTGATCAATCCCTGCAATGTGTATCCATACCAACCTGAAGTCCACACGCCAAAATTAGTGATAACAAAAAACATCAATGAACTTATTACTGCGCCTTTTTGCAGGTATGCAATCAAAAATAAACTACCGTACACCCATATCATATATGAATGGAATCCGATAATTGCATCAGATATCAAATATGCAACCAGGCAAGGCAAAAGGTTGATCACGCCGGCCATCATAAACACTGCGATTACAGGTGTAAAATTGGGAGGATGAGGCAACCATCTGCTCGCGATGATGCAAAACAGTATGAAGATATTACTTGGTTTCAACATCTGATCTATGAGTGATAATTTTATCAATCAGTCCAAACTCTAATGCTTCCTGTGGCGACATAAATTTGTCTCTTTCCATTGCCGCATTTATAACTTCGATAGGTTGTCCGGTATGATCAGCATACATTTGATTTAATTTTTTCTTTATTTTAACAATTTCTTCTGCTTGTATTTGGATGTCAGTTGCTTGTCCAGATGCACCACCCGAAGGTTGATGAATCATTATTCTCGAATTCTTAAGTGCATATCTTTTGCCTTTGGTGCCGGCCATAGATAGTAACGAACCTGCAGAACAGGCCTGTCCGATCACTAGTGTTGATATATCACATTTTATAAACTGCATTGTGTCATACATTGCCAGACCAGCAGTAACAAGTCCGCCCGGCGAATTTATGTACATAAAGATATCTTTGTCAGGTGCTTGTGATTCTAAAAATAGTAACTGCGCCGACACGATCGATGAAACTTGTTCATTGATTCCGCCAGTTAGAAATATAATTCTTTCTTTTAATAGTCTTGAAAATATATCATAGGACCTTTCGCCCTTTGATGTCTGTTCTATTACAACAGGTACTAAACTCATATCCATAAATTTATATTACACTCCTTGTTCATTTGTGTCAACTGGCTCTTCAGGTTCATTATCGCCCGCAATCTTTGATTTTGGTTTTTCGCACAGCATTCCACTGTTGTCGAACCATCTTCCGTCTCCCAATTCGTAATAGTTCTGCCAAAAATTGCCGTCACCGTTGATCCTTTTGCGTGACACTTTCCTTGTTTTAATCGATCCTTTGTAGTAGGATCCATCTGCTTCTACCACTCTGTGTGCATCTTTGGTGTAACCACTATACATTCTTGCAACATAGTCGTAGTCCTGTGCCTTTTCGTTCCAAGGACCTACTCGGTTTGATTCCAATTTGGGAAATTGAAATCTTTGTTTTTTCCTTTCGATCTCTTTGGCTTTTTTATACGCCTCTGGATCTGTAATTTTGAGAAATGTTGTTGCTTTCTCTGAACTCATAGTTCTTCTAGAATACCTAGCACTTCAGCAAGGAAAAACATTGCTCCTGCAAACATCAAAAAATAACCTATTGAATGAAAGTCCGAATGAAGATGCAAATGATATCCTGGAACTACTAACAAAGTAGATCCTATCAATCTGAATATACTTTTAATAATGCTGATTACAAAATGTTTGTAACTTGTGTCTCTATTTTCCATATTTTTTAAGTGTTGGACTGGCCTAAGCCAGTCCAAACAATCTGTTTCTATTTGGCCGACAACGCCGCCTTCTCTTCAAGAATTTCTTTTCTTCTTGCTTTGATTAATTTACCTAATTCTTGCAGTGCCTTTCTTGCTCTAGTGGCAGATGCTTTCACACCTTTGTCTGCAAACTTTTCATTTTCCTCAATGTATGCTTCAAATTGAGTTTTGATTTCATCTGTTGTTGACATATCAGTATATCTCCTTATTACATTATTATATGCTCTGTAGGCTCGGATATGCAAGAGAATTGGCTAGATAGAGTAATTAAAATGTTTTCTAAGTTTGGTTTTGTACCAAACTGGATGTATTTTTATCAAATTCAAATCGTTTTCTACCAACTTTACCTGTGTCAGCAGTTGATCAAGTATGAGAATTTGATTTTTTCCTAACAAAATTTTTTGATTATGCGAACTGGTAAGATTACTACGAATGGTTCCTAGGACAACGTCTTGTTGATCTACCTCATACTTTGTGAGTTTTTTTAAATGACAATGTTCGTTGATAGGACAAAACATTCCTCTGACATTATCCTTGTACAAATTGTCTTTGGTGTTAATCGGATGTCTTGGCATAAGTTTATGTGAGTATTTGGTGTTATCCCTTGCTGATTTATATCTGTCTAAATCACTAGGATCAAAATTTGTGCTGTCACTGACGTGTTTTTTGTAGTAAGGATTTATGCTGTAAGGATTGAAAACTTCCACCCATAGATCATCAAAAAAATTCAAGTCCTCTTCGTTTTCCATTTTACAGGCTGGAACTGAATTAACAAAATCTATTTGGCAAACCCTGTCAGAATTGTTGTAGAAAATTAAAAGTTCTTCGTTATCTGGATAGTAAGTCAAAGCCGAAGAGTATCTGGTCCAATCATCGATGGCAACTATGTCGTTACAATAATAACCAACTGTCTCTATCCATTTTTCAAATTCCTGTTCGTTATTTTGTATGTCTGGAATATATGCACAGCCAAACTGCGACACTGTGTAGGCTATACCGTCGCCGTGGATGTACCGCAGGTTTTTGTTACCAATCACAGGGATATCGTTTTCTAATCTAAAGTACATCGAAAAGTTCTGGACACTCTTTTCTAAAATCTGTGTTGTGTATCTTGTCAAGTATGGACATTTGTTTTACAAGCATTTCCCATTCATTGTGATCATATTCCACTGTCACCTGTGGCAAATTAAATTTTTCTCTGAGACTTGGATGCAATGACTTGTAACTCATAAAACTTGGCTCATAAACCTGCTCTATATCGATTTTTGGTATTCCTATAGAATTCCAGAATTTAAATACATCGTGATGTTGCACCGCAGTTAGGGTTTGTCCACAACAAGAAATAGAAAGTATCAAATTTTTGTGTTTTTCTTGCAGGTCACGAATCCTCTTGGCACGTTCTAAAACCTGATCAAAGTTTCCACCTGGTCTGATGTAGTTGTATCTGCTACCTATACCATCCACACTGCCCATAATTTGTACTTTTTTAAATTTGGATATGGTATCTAACCACCAATCACTGACTTCTTGAGTGAGATTGGTTGTCACGTGCAAGACGATATTTTTGGAATGTCCGGATTCTTTCACATAATTTAACATTCTGTAGACTTCTTTCATTAGGAAGGGTTCGCCCCCCAGTAATTTGATATGTCTTACATTTGGTAATTCGTGATAAAATTCTATGTTATCGTATTTTAAGTGTTCCTGATAAGTGATGTTTGAGAAATCATTGTGCCACGCCTCGTTGGGATTCTGTTTGACCAATTGCATCCAAGTAGAACTAAGATTACCATTACACATCCTACAAGCAAGGTTACAGGTGTTATTGAAATTCATTTCCCAAAATCCACCCTCCACCATTTGGTTGGCATGATCTCTGAAACTTTCTCCTTTAAATTCAGTGTCCTGTTGGCACTGTTTGCATTCTGGAATCCAGTCACCGGATTCCATTTGCAGTCTTTTCTCTTCTCTTATTTTTTTGAATTTTTCGTAGTCAGTGATGTCACCTTCTCCGGGTTGATATCTCCATAAACAACAAGGATATAGTTTACCACCTGGTCTATAAGTAATTCCTTCTTTGAGCATTACGCACTTTGGCATATTGCTATTTAACTAGTAGGGAGTAGGCCTTTTGTACGGCCTGAGATTGTGCAACAGCATCTGTGAGTGCATTGTGTTTGCCTTCGATCCTTACATCAACTTTTGCAAGATCAAACAATGTACGAGTGTCTCTCACTTCCCAGAACTTCCAAGTCACTGCCTGTTGCATAGATCTGCAGATGTCCTCAATGATTACTACATCAAATATTGACCCGTGACTCCAAACATTTGTCGTACCTAAACCAAATGTGTACAATTTTTTCATTGCATCTTTGAGATCGATCCTGTCGTCACCTTCGCCAAAAGCATCTTCCTGTATCTTTGGATCCTGTTGGCTCCACCAAGTGAGTGTGTCTTCGTTGATTACTCTGCCATAATCTTCCTGCGATTCAAGTATTATTCTCTCATAGAAAGTGGAATGGATTTCTTTTGCTCGTGGATCAAATTTGCAGGCACCTATCGTCAGCACCGCCGCATTGGGTGTGGTAGCCAGTGTCTCTAGATCTATCATCAAATGCATACTGCAAGTATACATTAATCACGTCTAATGTCAACTCTTGACCTTGTACCAAATTTTGTGCAACACATAAAACCAAACTGAATTAACTGCTGGTTCAACGATGGCCACTGCCCCCGCTTCCCATAAACTTGCACCGGTCATTATACTCACCACAGTCATGGCAATTACAATATGGCCAAGGAAGAATATGAAAGCAAGTGCAAGGCTCGATGAACCTGCAATGTTTCTGAATGCGTTCCAAATACCAGTTGTAAACTCTGTCATTGTTCTGTTTTTCCTTCCAACTTAGCTACAGCTAAATTATACAAAATATTTATAGAGTGTCAATTGGTTGGTTTTAGTTCTGAGTCACTGTGGTTGTGCCACAACCTGAAGAATTCACACAGTTTTGACTGAGAGAATAGGTTTGATTGGTTGAACTGTCTTGGTTGAGATCAAGGGTAGCACTGTATCCAGTCATTGAAATAGATGCATTGTGATTGCCTGTGCCGTCTTGAAACACATCCACAGTTTGATCACTGCCAATTGCTATCTCAACATAGTGTGATCCTGTGCCTTTTTGATATAGGTCAATGTCATTGTCATTGCCTGTGATTGCTATGAAGCCTATCTTGTCACCATCATCGGTTTGGCTGGTCAGCACATTGTTGCTGTCTCCGTCAATGCTAACAGCAATGTAGTGACCATTGTTGCCTATGCCATTGTTGTGTGTTTGTGTGATATCAACTGTGTTGTAATCTCCGCCTATCAAAAATTCTGCTCTGTTGTCATCGGCACCTGAGGCACCTCCTTGATCAACACTTGTGGTGTTATAGTCACCCGTGATATTAAACAGTATCACATTGTTATCACCTGTTTGTCCCAGTGTTGTGGTATTGTTGTTGCCTTCAATGTCTGCTTTTATTATGCTGTTTGTACTACTCGGAAAGCCTGCGATGAGATTGT